GGGCACGAAGAGCTACCGTGCTTCCGATACCGTTGCCCCACGTACCAAGGCCCCAGCCACCTGCGCCCCACCCAACCAAAGGAACCTGTGCTTCTGGGCCAACATTGATCTGATATGCGGCGGTGACTGTGCCGCCACCCGGCCCTGCTGTAGACGATGCTTGTGAAGTGGCCGTAATGTTGTACGTGTTTATTGTTAAAACAGTAACTTGAAACTCACCATTTATCGTCAGCCCACCAACAGCAGTAGCACCAGAAAACGTTACAAAATCCCCTGTCACACAGCCGTGTGCGGCATCGGTAACTAAAACCGTTGTTGAAGAAATTGTTGTATTAAAGGGGTTAGTAAGTGTGACTGTCTCACGGATAGGCGTAATGTCGTTGTAGACACCGCCATTCTCTAAATAAAACTTTAGGTTTGTGCCAACACCAATGATGTTTCTGCCATCAAGCAGCACCCAATTCCATAAAGATCGGCATACACCTAAAAAAGTAGCCGTAGAAAGGCGGTTCCAGCCACCAATGACTTCTGGGTTGCCCTGACGGAAACGGATTTTGTCGCACTCGTACCAGCCACCCTCAGTGGTGTATCGCGTGTTCTCTTTATTCACGCCCGGCTTGAACAGTATTTTCTGTAATGGCATTTTTAGTCCAGCAGTGCGCACTCAGAGGTACGCCGTTTAAGCAAGCCCGGCAAAACTTTGCCGCCACCTTTAGTCCAGAGCATTAGTTGTTCTTTTGCGCCTTCCCAATCGCTGGCGTTGATTTTCCTCTTTAACGTGGATGTTTGCAAGCGCCCAACGCCTAAATTATAGGCAAAGTCCACGATGGCGTTGCACCTGCGAACGTCAGTAATTAAGCCGGGGCAGTTACGCAGAACACCGGGCAGGTACGTATGCTCAAGCTCAATCATCAAAAGCGCCCTTGCCGTGGGTTCATCCATCGGCGGGTCTTCCAAAGTTACTTTGCGCTTGTCTGCGTAGTAGGTAGAGCCGTAGCCAATCGTCGCCACGTTAGCCGGACAAAGGTAGGGCTTAGCCCGATACCCTTCATACCGGCGGCATAGTTCAGCAGCAAGCTCCAAGTTCATAGGCCACGTTGCTTCAGAGTTCTGTCAAGGAACCAATAGTTAATTGTCCCAGACAACAGTGCTGAGAAGTCAGGTGTCATCATGGTTTTAAACACTTCTACGGCTGGCGCACCTGCAAGCCATGCGTTCCATGCAAACCATACGTGGATAAACGACCAGACAAACAGCACCCAGTATGTAACCACTGGACGAACAGAAGCTGAAAGTGATGCTACCCAACCACCTGCGGCTTTAACCATCTCAGCTTGCTGAACGATGGCATTGTTAAACGCATCCATGACTCCTACGTCTATGGCGGCTTCCCGCTGTGCGCCAATCTCAGCCAACTTCTGCTGACCACGTAGGGTTTCTAGTTCACATTGGCGTGTAAACATTAAGAGTTCATGCTGGCGCTCGTTCTTCTTGTCAAAGAATTTTAAGACCTCTGGGGCCATACGGAACAGGCCGCCAAAGACAGAACCTAAAATACCACCACTTAATACATCAAACATTGGATTCCTTTATCGTAAACATTAAGTTTTTATGCGCAGGGTAATTGACAATTACTTCACCTTCGGGGCACTTGTATTTAATGTGAGCCATTAACGTAGCAACGCCGGGTGTCACTTGCGTGGTAGTGTCAAGCGTAAACTTGTACCCAAACTTATCCACTGTGTCGCTGGCTGGGCCTGAAAACGTTGCAATGCTAGGTTTGGCTGGGTGTACAACCAATTCAGAATCCCGCACCTCTATTTTAAATGACGTAACTTCGCAGTTATCTCTGAGCTTCTGACGAGCCACTACAACCTTGAATTCGCCATTTGCAGGCGCATCGGATATTTGAAAGTGCTCTGGTGACCATTTGAGGATGTCTTTATTGAACACACCAAACTTGTCAGCAAGTGTGTAACCACCACCAATCATGGCAGTTGAGGCAGTTACCGCACCAATAATCTTGGTGTAATACTCAAGTTCCATATCAACTCAAACTCCATGCAATTATGTACGTGCCAAAAATAACGAAGGCCACTATACAGGCCGCCGCAATGAATGCTTCAGCCCAGTCCCACATTTAAGTTATTAAAGACAGAAAATTTTTGCCTGTCTTTTGAAGAATAGTTTTAGAAATAATACCCTTGAAATCCCCAACCAAAGGTTCAATTAAAAAATCAGGGTCTAACAAATCTTGGTCAGTTGTTTTTAAAGCATGGATACAAGCGCAAACGGTATTGTTTTCAAGTGCTGTAATTCTGTGGTGTTTGTCTTTATCTACAAAAATAAAATTTGGCGCAGCAAACACTTTGGAACTAACAGTTTGACCATCTTCACCTAACACTTCATACAAAACGGATCCGGAGCTAACCAACGAGCCGTGGTCAAACGTATGTGTGTGCCCGTGTTCAACATCGCCTTTGTTTTTAAAATACATTAATCTTGAATAAACGTTACTGACGCAAATTATTTTAATGTCTGGTACGCTAGGGTTTATAGGCTTAGTATTTTGATTGACTGTCGCCGTAATAATAGCTGTTGAAGCAACCCTATCAATTTCCATATAGCCTTGGCAAGTAATGTTGTAATCAATTCCGTTAAGATCTGTTTCACTTTTGACGGGAACAGTAATGTTAAGATTTTTAAACAAAAACTCTTTGCCGTTTTCAAAGACACGCCAAACGTGGTCAGTTGTCCCGCGACCTTCTTGTCCACGATTTTTATTAAAACGAATTTGATAGGTATTCATATAATTTCAGCGGCTGGTGGAAGGACGCAAGTTTGCGGCTGTGAAATTACTGTTAAATTAAAATGCACAAATTTCATTGGTTGTTCTGCTGCATGGCGTGTAAACGAATGCATTAACCATGAGTTTGCAAAAATCATCATGCCGGGTTTTGGCGTAAAGTTAATCATTCTGCTGGCAGGCGTTGCCATACTCATGTTTTGCTCTGGTAAATCAATCTGCACCTTGGCTGCGCGGGGGTCATGGAACACTACGTTAGAGCCGCCTTCTGGAGTCTCAAGAAAGTAAAAGCCCACAATCTGTGAACCAAAGCCATGAACGTGCGCGTCCATTGCAGAGTGCTTGTGGTGCTCTTGTGTCCACATCTCTGTGAACTGCACTGCTTTGTCCTGCATGGCATAGCCTTGCTCATTCAAGATGTTCCACGCAGTAGCACCAACAAACTCAGAAAAACCCGCCATGCGAGAGTCGCCAAAATAATTATTTGTCATATACACGGGGTATATTTCATCCAAGTTGTGCTCTTTACGTCGAGCTACCAACGCCTCTTCTGATACAGTGTTGACTACATCTAAAAAATCAGGACGCTCAATAATGTAAATTGGGCAGGGGAAATGGTATGCGACTTGAAGCTGCGTGTTTTTTACAACTTCAGCAACTGACTCAGCGGCTTTGCATACTTTTTGTTTTGGTTTTTTGCTGGTGGCTTTATTCATCATAGATCTTTAAGGTTGTACTAACACCCAAGTGGCGGAAGCAATATCAAGTCTATACGTTTTTCCATCAGTAGGATATGTAGGTATATCAACCCATGTATTTGTTGTACCTTGCCAAAACACTTGGCGATCTACAGGGCGTGGGATTGGGGGCTGGTAAGCGCAAGTATCTTCGTCAAAAGTCCAAGTTAAAAAATTGTCTGGATTAGGAATTGTTGCCCAACCGTCTTTTACGCGTTGCTGTTTGGCGGCTTTTTCTTCTGCAGATATTTCACGTACGTCCCAAACGTCAGTCCAAACACCGTTTACTTTTTGATAAACAGGTTGGTCAGAACCCATCACCTGATACGGAGTTAACACAGGACGCTCAACACGAATGAATGGCTCCCAATGTGCAGGGATAGTGCCAAACGCTTGCAAAATATTACCCTCAAGTGCGGGGTGATTTTTAGGTTGACCGTTTTCAGTTTCAATACGAAGATTCATGTTTTCTCCAAAAAATTAAGGAAAGCCAACGCAAGTTGACGGGAATGATCGCACACATCCGGGCCAGACAATACGCACTGCGCCGACTCCGCCTGCACTTCCGTTAGATAAATAAGCCCCCTTACCACCAGCATTCGCGCTTTTACCGTAAGCATTACCGTCGCCTATGTTTATTGAACCGCCCTTGCCGCATCTAGAAGCAGCCGTGCCCCCTGCTCCACTAGTGCCCTCTCCGAATATACCTACGCCACCACCATTGAGGCCGAACGCATTGCTATAACAGGCATTATTAGAAGTTCCACCACCACCACCACCGCCAGCGTTTGATCCACCCGTGACTCCGTATACTGCGCCGTTTCCACCGTTACCCGAATAACCACCCGCGCCACCACCGCCACCGCCCCATCCTTGCGCTCCGGGGCCAGTAGCACCTATGCTGCCTGCACCTCCGTTTCCGCCGCCGCCGGTAACACCACAGCCTAAAGAGCCAGATCCTCCAGCGCCTCCAGCGCCATTCCAAGTACCACCCCCTCCGCCGTTAGCAACAACGGAAGTACTATTGAAAGAGCTATTTCCTCCGGCGGAACCATTTCCTGTAAGGCTTCCGCCGCCCGCGCCCCCCGCCCCAACAACAACTGTGTACGAACCTCCGGGAGTTACTGTTATGTTATTGCCGTAGCGTAATCCACCGCCGCCTGAGTTACTGCCGCCATAAGTACAACTTCCAGAAGCCCCGCCGCCAGCACCTACAGCAACAACAGAAACCTTAGTAACATATGAAGGAGCAACCCATGTATAAGTTCCGGCAACGGTGAATGAAATAGACCCAATTTCACCGGCGTTACCGGCTGTACAAGTTGACGGGAATGATCGTGTGCTACCGGGCCAGATGATACGAACAGCACCAACTGCAGCCGCTTGTGTGCAGAAATTTCCGCCTCGCCCACCGCCAAAACTACCGGCCTTTACGCCGCAGCCTACAGCACCATTAGTACCTCCAGAGCCGCCTCCACCTCCTGCTGGCGCAGAGCAACCCCCACCTCCACCCGCACCATTACAGCCTGCACCAAAAATGCCAACACCGCCGCCGCCTTTACCGGCTGAACCATTAGGAGTACCTCCACCTCCACCTCCAGCACCTCCGCCTGAACCAGCCGAACCATTAGAATTAATATTTCCGCCAGCACCGCCAGCACCAGAATACCCACCTGCTCCACCACCACCAGCACCGCCGCATATAGAAACGTTTGTTGTTCCGCAACCGCCTTTGCCTCCATTACCCCCACCTGTACCAGTTCTATTTGTAGCCGCTGCCCCACCATCTTTTGCAGTACTAGCGCGGTTGCCACCACCAGCGTTTACTGTTCCAGTGCTTATAAAGTAAGAATCGCCACCGGATGTGGCGCAAGAACTTGAATTTGTGCCGCTTCCACCTAGGCCTGCAGCGCCAACAACTACTGTGTAAGAAGTACCCGGGGAAACACTAATAGCATTAGTGTACGCAAGTGCTGCGCCTCCTCCCCCTGCTCCTCGCGATGTGAAACTACTATTGTACGTGGATCCTCCTCCACCGCCTACAGCAACTGCTGAAACGGATGTAACCCCGCTGGGGGCAACCCATGAGTAAGTTCCGGCAACGGTGAATGAAATTCCACCCGGAGCAGCCCCAAAAGATCGTTGATTTTGAAAGACAGCTTGTAGTGCACCGCTCATGTTAATCCGCTCCCAGAGATAAGCCACGATGTTGAGGTGATCTTAATGCAGGTTGCTGATCCATTTGTTGCTAAGGTTCGCGAACCTGTTGTACCTGCGGAAGATAAAATTAATGTGTCTGTCGTGATGGCAATCGTGACGTTTGCCACGGCCATGTTGATGAACGTGATGGCTGTACCGATGGGGTAGGCCACAGAACTGTTTGCAGGGATTGTGAATGTCCTTGCGTTGTTGTCACCAACTGGGTGAAAGATGTGCTTGCCAGCATCAGCCAAAACCAATGTATACGCAGCAGATTGGCTGTTCTGTGGAATGTTTCTAAATCCTACAGCGTCAGTACCGTCAACAGTACAAGAGCTTAATGTACCGCTAGAAGGTGTACCAAGTACGGGGGTCACGAGTGTAGGAGATGTAGCAAACACCAATGCACCGGATCCGGTTTCGTCTGTAACTGCGGAGGCTAAATTTGCAGAAGAAGGCGTGCCTAAGAATGTTGCTACGCCAGCGCCAAGAGAAGTAATGCCTGTACCGCCGTTACCTGCTGGTAAAGTACCTGTGACTTGAGTCGTCAAGGACACATTAGACAGCGTACCGCCCAATGTCAAGCTCCCAGATGTAGTAACTGAACCTGACAATGAAATGCCGTTGACTGTGCCCGTGCCGCTTACGCTTGTAACCGTACCGCCGGTTCCTGTAGCGTTAATTGTTTGATTAGGCCAAGTACCTGTAATAGTTACGCCAGAGCCTTGAACAAGCGCAGGAGTAGCAGTACCCGTACCGCCAGAAGCTACGGGTAACGCAGAACCCAGCGTTAAAGAAGTGAAATACGAAGCCGCATCAACAACGTTTGTGCCGTTGTTATAGACCAGCGTTGCCTTGCCCGCAGGAACAGAAATGCCCGTACCTGAAGTGTTCTTAACCGTCTTGGCTCCAGTGCCTGTATTATTGATGAGGTAAAACTTCTCAATCTGGCAACCAGAACCCAGTATCAAATTACGCACAGACCCTATGCCCGAAGAGCTTTCTGTGATGTTTAATCGCAGGTTTCTAGCCGCTTGGGTTGTAGCCGCGTCTGTAAGAGTAATAGTAACGTCGGCGTCTGATGAAAAATCTACGGTAGCTTGACCTGTAATAGCTTCTCCCAAGACCGCGTCACCAAGGTTGGCGTTGGTAAGCGTGCCCCATGAGCCTGCGTTTGCCCCCGTCTCAAGCAACTCTACTTTTAGTGCTGACCATGTTGATGCCATTTTTAACTCCTAGTTTGTCGATATAGCAACCCAAGCTGCTGTTTGCGTATTATCTATCACACTCCAAGCAAATGCTTGTGAAATTGATCCAGCCGTTCCGGTTGCCGAAACCCCTGACAGCGCAACACTTTCAGAAACCCCTTCACTGCCTACTTGACCTGTTCCGGACACGCCTGTAAGCATTATTCCAGTACCCAAACTACCCACTGCACCGGTGCCGGACACGCCCGTAAGTTCTATTGCAATACCTACTTTGCCTGCTGCGCCCGTAGTTTGAACACCCGACAACGATTGCTCAATATTTAGCAGTCCAAGCTCGCCAGTGGCGCTCACCCCAGATAACGCGGCTATAAATTGAAAGTCAACCGATCCAACATTTCCAGTTGCACCAACGCCAGTAATACCTATCTCAATACCAAAGCTACCAACTTGGCCTGTACCCGCAACACCTGTCAGTGCAATACTTTCTACAACTTCTTCACTGCCTACCTGCCCCGTAGCAGATACCCCCGTTAAAGCTTGTTGTAGAAGTACGGCAACTGAACCTGCTGACCCTGTGCCTACTACGCCGGATATAGCTGCTGATAAGCTATAAATAACCGATCCAACTTCGCCTGTACCAGATACCCCAGAAAGCTGTAGACCTACGCCAACATTGCCCACTGACCCAGTAGCTTCTACACCTGTCAGAGCAAGGCTCTCCTCAATCCCAACTGATCCAACAGAGCCAGTTGCACTAACGCCGGTTAAATTTGCGGTTGTACCACCAATAACTGTCCCAACCGCGCCAGTAGCAGATACTCCAGTAAGAGCAACACTTTCTGCAACTCCAACCGATCCAACAGAACCCGTACCACCTACACCCGACAGCGCAATGGAAATGACTAAAGCAACTGCGCCAACAGCGCCCGTGGCTGATACACCTGTGAGCGCATTTTGACTGCCGCCCCAAGTATTATCACCCCAAGCGTCTGCGCCCCATGCTGTAGACATGACTTACCAATTACGCAATTCGAAGCAATCCGGTCGATGCGTCGTTAACTGGCATGGTCAGTGAAAACGTACCCGCAGCCACTGTTTGGGGCGTGAACGTGTAAACAGCCACAGAATTCTTACCTGCGTTTGTGTCGTTGTACAAAAGCATTGCATCAAACGAAGTTGCTAACGTAACTGTCGTGTAGGTAATACTCGCAGAAGGTGTCAGAAACGATGTTGTTCCAGAGCTACTTGGCGCTGTACCAAACGTCACAACCACACCGCCAGCGTTATACCCTGTACCAGACACTTCAGTTACTGCACCCGTGTAAGAGGTTGTTGCAGCGCCTAAAGAGCTTGCCGCCGTGTACAAAGCTGCTTTAAACACATCAGCAGTTGCTGCTGTGTGAGCAGGGATGCCCGTTGCATTAAACGCATGAACTGCGTTAAATAAGTCCACCTTGAATGAAGTGGTCATTGCTTGTGAATTTGCCATGATTTTTCCTTAAAAAGAAGCGGTTTCACCAAAACTAACAACAGCCCGTTTAAGCTGTACATGCACAGAACGGTGAACTAATTCGCCGTCTAACCAATACTCCACCCATGTGGTTGTTTCGTTGTCATTATCCAATGAACCTTCACGCTTTTCAAGCAATGATTCGTCCATATCCCCTTTGGTTGTGGTAATCAATTTGAACTCCTGATAAGAGCCGCCGTAGCGGTGTTTGCTGGCATGGTAATTGTAAATGTAACGGCAGATGTTTTGTCAGAACCGAAGTCCAACACAGCTATCGACTTGTTACCTTGGGTAGAGTTGTAAATCAACGCACATCTTGCGGTGATTGCCCCAGTCCATGAGATGTTTGGGAAGCCCACAAAAGCTGTGTAACCAGAAGACGATACTGTGATGGGTGTTAACTGTGCCCCACCAGCAAAGTAAGTGCCTGTGTTAGGTACTTCATTGGTCGAACTGTACACAGTTGTGTCTTCGTTTAAATTAGCATTAGCCGTATACAAGGCAATCTTAATAACGTCAGTTGTTAGGTCATGAATACCTTGGTACAACTGCGCCTTAAAACTTGTGGTCTGGGTTTGAACAATAGCCATCAGGTCACCGCCTGTCTATATTGGCCAGAACGATAAGCGTCCTGACGCTCCATACCATCGCCCAAACGTTTAGCCAATGCAAGTGCTTCTTGGTATTTGCCGTTGTACAACGCCATCATGTCTTGCTCACCCTTCATGTAGGTGTAAGCCTCAACCAACGAGCCGTACAAAAGCACCGTGTCAAAGTTATCACCAAGCCATGAAGTGAAGGGTGCTACAGAAATGCTTGGCGGATAGAAGAAGTAGTGCAATTCGGCCCCGTATGCGGCGTCTGGTGTGGGGCCAAGAATGAAAGTTAACTCTGCCGGATTATCTGAACGTGGGCCAAACAGTGCGTAGTACCTAGGGATCCCTGTGTCTGTGGGCTGGGGGTACGCCTGCCGAATAAAGTTAACGTCTTTGTTTAACAGATACTCGTACTCGCCGTTGGCTTTTATGATTGCCAAAGAATACACCGCTAAGAAATCCGTGGGGCACTGCAGGTACTTGTTGTTTGTCGTGGTTGCGCCTGTCACATTTTGGCGAAGCGACGGAAACTGCACCGAGTTAAATATACGCTGCTCAGCCTGCGTAACGAACACGGGAATATTAGCCACGAAATCTGCTTCCGTGTTCTCCGTGTACGCTTGAATAGCAGCGCTGAGTGCGGCGTAATTCATGCCATCGGGCCTCTGGCTGTAATGCCTTTGGTCGCCGCGCCGTTACCACGGGTGACGATACCGGATGTCTTAGTTGGGTTTTCACCGTTGTTAATGACACCAACGCTCATCTTCATGGTGTTAAGGCTACTAATGCTAGAGTCCTTGCCGGGGTTAGTCGACATTACCAGAGCCTTACCATTCATTTTGTGCGGTGCAGCATAAGTAGCGGCGTCGCCAACTTCTTTGCCCATCATCTTTTTGCTAAATTTAGCCATGATTAACCTCGTTTCTGGTTGGCAATCTTTGCCAAATTACGTCCCATAGACAACATGTCGGCATCAGTTTTGCCGCCTTTACCGCCCTTACCGCCTTTTTGAATGGCTGATGTAGGGCCACTATCGCCTAAATTTGTTCCTTCGGTTTTGCCTTTTCTAGCAATGCCGTCTGCTGATTTTCTAAATGCCATTTTAAGCTCCTTAAGATACCGTTACTGTACCAACAAATGTCGTTGCCACCAAGTAGTTTGGCGTCAATGCCACATCAAAATTACTAGCCCCGCCCACTGGGTTCCAGCCCCATTGAATATCCCGTGAACCACTAGTCGGATTACCCGCAGTATTCGCGCCCGCCGTAACGTACGTTGAATCATTACGAGGATTACGCACGGCTTGTGGGTCATCAACTGGGTACATACCCAACTGCAACTGCGGCTGATCGGGATCCCAACACTGAGGGCACACAAGCAGGTTATATATCTTGGTCTTCTGAATTTCTTTTCTAAGCGCCGTCAATTTGTACTGAAAGCCACACCTATCGCACATGGCAATACTGTTCTTTGCAGAAGCAAACCGATTACCCATTAGGTACCTCCGCCAATAAACTGCTGTCGAGGCACAAAGCGAATAGCTGCTTTCTCTCGGTCTTCAGATGCGGCCAATTCCCAAGCTTCGTCATACTGCTGTTTTAATACTGGTAAACGCTCAGCGCCACCGGCAATCTTTAACGCCAAATAGTATGCAAGGCCAGCGGCTAAGCAAGGGATAAATCTAAACGGCACGTCCATCACATTCACACCACCACCTGCGTCTTGCGTGCGGCGTAAGCGCCAGTAAACAAACGTGTACTGCTGTGACCCATCAGGAGTTGGCCAAACTGTAATAGCTGGAACCTGCGCCCAGTACACGGCAACTGCGGCGGTATGCCCTACAGCAATTGTTTCTTGCTGGCCACGGGAGCAGTTAAACAGCGTGCCGGACTTGGCGTTTGTGTTCTGTGTAATGTAACTGTAGTTGATGATCTCGTCATCAATCTTAACGAAGCCGGTTGCTGGCAGACCTGTTACATCGTTCAACACAATTGATGTGCTGGTAGCTGTAATCGTTGTTGTAAGCGTTGCGGCGATAGGAGAGTTCTGGCCGTTATACCGCTGAATCCAGACTTGAATTGGTCTGGCTTGCTGAATCTTGTTGGGGATCGTAGCGTATGTAGAAACACTAATACGTGTGATTGTTAAGTCGGCCTGTGTATTAGCTGCGTTAGGCTGCGTACGGATAACGTGCTCAATCAGATCAACTGTATTGTCTGGTAGAGCGTACGTATTCTGGCCTTGAACAAGAGTGATCTCACCCTGCTCAATCGTCCACATATTGATGCCGCGATTGGCCCAATCTGCAAACATGATGTTCAAACTACGACGAGCAGTACGCAAGTCATAGCCAGTACGCAGCTCACCACCGGCGCGTTCAAACGCCTCCTCGACTAATTCGTCGAGTTGGAGATTAAAACCTGATGCGCCAGAAGTGGTTGCCATTATCTAAATCCCGCCGTTTTCTTTGCAATTGTTTTGGGTTGTGCTACGAATTGTTTACCGGCGGCTTTTCCGGCTCGCTTGGCTTTGGTCGTCGCAGCGTACTCAGCAGGGCTGAGACTTTTGATCGCAGCTTTTGGAAGGTATCTTTCACCAGTGTCAGAAGATTTTTTACCACTTTTAGTTGTCCAATCTTGTTTGCCCCAATTTTTCAGGGATTGCTGTGGGGCTTTAATCACGATACCCGCCACCTGCGGCTTTATACCGTTTAGCCATAACCTGCGCTTTTCTAGCGCTCCACTGACCTGCGCCAGTGCCAACAATTGCAGCAGCTTTAACGCTGTTAAAAATCCGTTTGCGTAAACCGGGCTTGGTGTAGTTGCCAGCTTCGTTTACCTTAGACTTTACTTCGCCGCCCTCTTTGTACTGGGTAAAGTCTGTGTTATCTCTACGCTTCTTGCGTACACCTTTGGGCATTTTGCTTGGGCTAATATTGCCCATACCACGGCTGGCTATCATATCTACGCCCTCGTTTTACCACGAATAGCAATTCCATCGGCCCGTTTAGAAGCTGAACCAACTGACCCGCCCCCAGCTTTACCTACGGTAGTAGCCTTATCGTATTCCGCACCGGCCTCGGTTGAAGCTTTGCGATCTGCAACATCGGCTTTAGCCGCTTCCATCTTTGCACGAGTTTCAGGGTAGATAACTTCGTTTTGAGACTCAGGCGTGCGCCTAGGTTTGTATTTTTTAGCTGCTGCTGGTGTCATTGGCATAATGTTTCCTTAGCAGGACTTGCCGCCCATGTTCATCTTAATCATCTTGCCTTTGGTTTTACCCTTTGCGGTAATACCGTCTGGTGTTTTACCGGTTTTTACAGCGCCCATCTTAGATGACATGCCGCCGTTTTTCATGCCAGCATGAGCCTTAGACGCTGATGCAGAAGCATGAGCTTTTAGGGAAGAGGATATGCCGCCGTGTTTCATTGCGCCTTTGCCGTCGCCGATAAACGCAGGTTTGCCGTCTTTCATAGGCATGCCGCCGCCAGCCATACCGCCTTTTTTCATGCCCATCATGGATGTATCAGCCATAGGTGTAGGGCGTTTCATACCGTCTTTAGCAGTACTCATGCCTTTTTTCTTAGCTATCATTGCCATCATTCCGGGGTTCATTTTAGAAGCCATAGTGTTACCGCCTTCTTTCATAAGTGACATCTTGCCATGAAGTGTCTTGGGTTTATTAACTTTTTGAAGATCGGGGCGGGACGTATTGGTGTCCTTGCCAAACTTCATTCCTTTGCTTTTCTCACTAAACTCTTTTGCAACTTTTACAGGAACGCCAGATGCCTTAGCAAACGCTGGGTTGTGGGCCACAGCGTCCATAAACTTTTTCTGTTTTTCACTCTTTGCTGGCATCTTTTTTCCTTTGGATTATTTCAGCAAAAGGTTTGCCCGCAACCATCTCTGTAATGCGCATGCCTGTCCACACAATTGTAAACAGGGCGGCAACCGAAGGGAGTAGTTGCATTAACGTACCAACAGCCGTAACAGCGGCAACGCCATCCGCTACATGCTTTATGGTTTCAACGTTTTCTTGTTTCATACCATCCGCCCTCTTGTCTTGCCTTGTGTAGCGCAGCCATCAGCCGCAGTTACATAGCCGCCATCCTTACAGTTCCACGCCCTCAAAGATTTATTTATCCTTGAATCCGGGTCGTTGGCTGTCTTTGCGCTGGTCAGCTTCTTTTTCATTCCACTCATCCTCGCACAGAAAGAGTCGCGCCGGGAGCCGCCTTCGGGCTGGGGCCGTTTCAAATTCATGCCTTGC